ATCTCCCATAGGGAATATTTATGGAACTGCATGAGAGCGAAATTGATTTTAAAGTATGTCTCAAGATTGATATGAGACATACCTAGGCGAAAAAATCCGTTAGCCCCTCTAGCACTACAGTATTCTCTTTCTTGGTGTTTGGATTGACTACCTTAATTGTGTGTTGCAACTTAGGCATGGTCTCAAAAAACTTTTCAATCTTTGCAAACTGAGCTGATGTCAATGATTCGACCCATTCTTTTAGTTCCTTTTTGGTACACTCAGCTGCTGTAAACATCTCTTCATCATTATAAACCATATCAATACATGATGATATAATACCAAATGATTGTTCCACAGTGTCAGTGTCTTCTGTGAAGTTAGTTTCAATAAACTGATTAAGAGAAGGGTACTTCATCTTGACAGTGTATCCATCACCAATCTCAATATCTGTAGAATGTTCTTCAGATTTCACAACTTGTATATCGTTGATAGGAACATTAACTGCAACCTCAGTCTTTCCATCATCACCACATGTAACAAGTAAATCTATTGATTCACCAACAGATTTGGCACGGATGTTCAAAAATAAGTATTCAATATCAAAGGCAGGCAGTAGTTCTATCTTGATTCCTCTGGTAATGACGCAGGCTTTTATAACTTGTTTGACTGCGTTTGTTATCTCTTTCTGGTTTGCACCTTCTAAAGCAAGTATGAGTATCTTTTCTTCTTTTACCAGAAATGGTCTGTACTTTACAGTCTTTCCATTTGAAGGTAATACCAATTCATGCTCAGAGGTCGTAATCTTAGGTAAAGGCATAATATGTAATTATTCTCTATTATTTAGAGGAGTTTTTTAAGCTATATTACTAGGAGGAACAAGATCATTAGTTCCCAATGGTGATGATGATGTGTTTGAATTCTTCTGGAATGACTTTGCACCATCAAGTAATACTCTTTCTGTGAGTCCTTTTCCAGCTGCGTCTCTTCTTGGTAAAGTTTCTTCCATCACTCCCTCTTCACTCTTATTAGATATAATAACATACCTATCATAAGCAAATTCAACTGTCACTTGTAATACTGTAGAATTTTGATATGTTAGTGCAACATCTTGTACAGCAGTGGGGAAAATATTCAAGAATTTATAACTTATAGCTTCTGGTTGGAACTTCTCTCCAGCAAAAACAGTTTTCTTTGGATCATCTATCCCATTATTTCTCAATCTAGATAAGTGACTTCCAACATTTCTTTCAAATTTGGTAATAGACATCGTTTTCTTATATTCATTAGGATATCTAAATCTATGGAAACCGTGTCTATCTAAACTTGCGTTGAAGTGTCCCGCTCTACCATTTGTGCTGGTAGTGCCACCAGAAGAAAAGTATAGTGGGTTTATAAAATTTATCCACTCTTGAAATAATCTCAATGATGTGTAATCTGCTGGGATATAGTAAGTTATGGCAATATCATTATACGCTCTCTGTGTTGCAAATTTCTCAGTTATACCTTGCCTACTTCCAACTTCTGATACAAGAGCCATACTAGCACCAGGCAATAAAGCCTCAGTTGCAAGTAAATCGAATCTTCTCATACTCAACACATCATCAAAAACACCACATGATGTCAAGTACTGTTCTAAAGAATTCTCTTCTCTAAATCCAGCTACTCCAGCCTGTGCGTTACTACCAACCTTAGCAAGATCCAAAGTTACTTTGTAGAAAGTAGATAAAGAGGGAGCTCCCAGTGCGGTTTGGAAATCTTCTACAAAATCAACGTCAAGACCTTGAGGAGATCTCATTGATGATGTAGTAACATCAGCTCCAAATGGTGCTATCTTTTGAAAGTGTCCTTGTACTGTTCTATTTTCAGCCATCTAAATATAGTTATGACATACCATACTATGTATATGGCTTATAAGGGAAAATTTAAACCAAGACATATAAAAAAGTATAAAGGTGATCCCACTCAGATCATTTACCGCTCTCTTTGGGAGAAAAAGTTCATGGAATATTGTGATCTTACTGAGAATATAAGTCAATGGCAGTCAGAAGAATTTTGGATTCCATATAAAAATCCCATAGACAGGAAGATGCACCGATACTTTCCAGACTTTTTTATAAAGTATGCTGATTCTAATGGCAAAAAAAGATCTGTGGTGATTGAAGTTAAACCCAAGAAACAATGTAAAGCTCCACCCAAGAACCCAAAGAAAAAAACTAGAGCATGGTATCACGATGTGCATACATGGGTTGTAAATGAGGCAAAGTGGAAAGCAGCAGAACAATACTGTGCTGATAGAAAGTATGAATTTAAGATCATGACCGAAGACGATTTAGGTATATCTCATGATCGCAGAAGATATTAAACAACAGGCCAGTAACAGAAACAGAAGTGGTGCATGGTATGTTAATGCACTGTCTAGTGCTTTATCAGAAGTACAAAATCCAGATGTAAGCACACAAGATACTGCTGGAGTAACTGTTGGGGATCTATTTTTCTTCTCATATAGTCCATCTTTTCCAGAAAGATATGAGTTTTGGGATACTCAACCACTAGCAGTTGCACTAACTTTCTATAGAGATGGGTTCTTAGGATGCAATTTACACTATGTAAATCCAAGTTATCGTGATGCAGTTGCAGTGAGCTTACTAAATAGCGGTGGCGGGGCAGCAGTTCCCAAAAATACCATACACAAATACCTGTATTCTGGCATAGGAAACTTACAAAAAGTTCCAAGATCAGAAGATTGGGCAGAGATTTCTAAACTACCAACAGAACAGTTTATAAATCAAAACGGTATGAAGTATCCCAAATATAGAGCTTTTAACTGGAAGAAATGACCGTAACATCAGTATTCCCAAATGATGCCAAGATATATGGCCAAGAGATAAGGACTGACACTCCTATCCAACAGACGGTTGATGGCGAGGTTCAGAACTATAAGGTTTTCTATAAAAAAGAACCAAATGCAGACGTTGGTGTCACTGTTATTTTACCTGTGGATGACACTGGTAAAGTTTTACCTCAGGCAGAGCCAATATACAAAGATGGAGTGTGGGATAGTAGTAAGATTACAGCAAAAGAGTTTGAGCAGTATGCTCGGGGAAGTAAAAGACAATCAAACGTAACTATAACCAACTTAGAAAAATTAGATACAAACCCACCAACATTTACAGGGAAAATAAACGATAATATAAAACAGAAGGTAACAGGACATGCAGAAGCAGTTGGTCATAAAAGACCAGAGTACACTAAAAAAAGTACTTATTCAACCGATCTCGAAAGAGAAATTGAGAGATTACAAATAAAAGCTGAAAATTCTGGAGGAAGGTCTCAAGTTGCTCTATGGAATAAAATTAATAGATTGCAGAAGAAGTTGGATAATGAAAATAAGTTATTACTGCCAGGCGGTGCTACTGGTGCTATAGTCAGAGGATCTAGTAATTATGATACAACAGACGATGTAATGTTCGCTAGGGCAGTATCGTATCCGATGGATATGTCTGATCAACAGGATCGTTTTAGTATTACATGTTATTCATATCAGGCTCCCTATGCTACATCATTTGCATCTAAGACTGTAGGATCAGCATATGGTGCTCAAAGATCTTCACCATACAGAAAGAAGATAGGTGCTGGGATCTACCTACCCATGCCTAATAATATGATAGATGGTAACTCAAGAAAGTGGGAGGAAGATAATATAAACTTACAAGCACTGGAAGCAATAAGAGCATCATCTAACTTTGGAATTGCAAACATTGTGATGTCCAAACTTGGTCTTGGTAGATTCACTGGTTTTGTAAGAAACGCAGTTAATACTTCTAGAAGTTTAAGTCAGCAATCTGGTAGACAAGAACTAATGGCGAATGAAATCAGTCAGTTAGTTGGAGAAATGGGATACGATGTCAGTGCTGATACTATACTGAGTAGATCTGCTGGAGTTATTGCAAATGCCAATACAGAATTGTTATTTGCTGGTGTGTCTTTAAGATCATTTGAATTTAATTGGGTGATGAGTCCTAGAGATAGAAGGGAGGCGGCACAAGTAAGAATGATAATTCGTGCTTTGAAACAATGGTCTGCTCCTAGAAAACTAAAGAAACTTGTATCTGGAAAAACTGGTACTGAGGCTGGTGGAACAGGACAGGCTGGTGGTCCTAGTTACTTCTTGGGAACTCCAAACATATTCAGATTAAGATATCTTACATCTGGTGGTAGAGATATTCTTGGTGTTAACAAGTTCAAACCATGTGCTTTAACCGATATAAACCTTAACTACACTCCAGAGGGAATGTGGATGGCGTATGAAGGTGGTCAACCAATTTCTGTACAGATGTCACTCAAATTTAACGAATTAGAGCCTATATACAATACAGATTATAGTTCTGATATTGCTAAGGGAAGGGCATTTGACTCAGGTGATCCAGAATCAACTGGAGATTTGATGCCTATTAGTGTTATAAGACAAGATTCACCATATACAGCTGACGTAGGATACTAAAATGCAAGGATATTTTTCATATCTACCAAATATTAATTACGTCTCTAGATCTACCGATAGGAGTTCTAATGATGAATTTATACCTGTAAAAAATATATTCAGAAGACCTAAACTTCGTGATGACATGTTGAGTGTTGTCACCGCTTTTGATGATTTTACAATCGTGGGTGATGGAAGGCCAGAACAAGTGGCACAGAAATTATATGGAGATCCTAGATTTGATTGGGTTATATTGATTGCAAACAATATCACAAAGGTAAGAGATCAATGGCCTCTTTCAGAGAATGACTTTAGAAAATTTATTCTTGATAAGTATAAAACTGATGATGAATTAG